TTGTTCTTTGAGTATTTTGATTCTATAATTTGGCACTCAAACCCACATTCTATTTTCGGCTCTTTATTATAATTGCCCCTATTGGGGTCTAAATCGTGCAAAAATATAGGCCTGCCGCTTTCTGGTTTTTTACTGGTAGGCTCTTTTAAAACTGTGTAACCTTTCTTTTTTTCAAAATCAGCCATCTTTTTAAATTCATCAGGAAAATCTTGTCTTATCTTGTTCCAATACCCCATCCCCCCTTTTACACATCCAATACAATTGTTATGCTCATAACCAAGTTTATACATTACTGGTAATTCGATTCCTGCGTTTTTTATCATAGATAAACAATTTCCTTTATCTATACCCTCCTCAATTAAGGGAAATTCACACATTAAATCTTTATTTCTGCGCTCAAAATCATCAGCTCGGACTGTTTCCTCCAAAGTATATCCAAACACATGAACATCATCAGGCTTTTGAAATTTACCCCTAACCTGCTTTTTTAACGCTCTTGTGCAAGGGCTTCCGTTTGGGGTTCTCATATAGTTCTTCTCAAATACCTTATAAATTGAACCCTCATACCCTTCGTGCATCAGTGTTTTTATTGGATGGTTAAACCATTTCTCACACTCCTTCAAAAACCGCTCATTATCGGGATGCTCTTCTTTGACTTTGCAGTATGCAATAACAATTTCATCAAAATTCTCTTGGTAGTCCTCATTGTTTAATGCTATTTTACAAGCAATCGCACTCGCTGCTCCACAACTGAACCATACTATTAATCGACCCACAATCTCTCTCCTTATTAGGTGGTTAAATACCAGTTTTTATCAAAATCCCCTGCTGCTAGTGCTGGTGATTTACCAAATCCAGCCACGCCATCTTGTATATTTCCTCCATATAGCGCGCACCAAAGATTTCCATCCTTAAACATTTTAGGTCGTAACAACACGAAAGGTCTTTGTTGCTCACTTGCAGCAACCGTCCATTCCTGTGAGGCACGTTCGAAGTAATGCGACAAATTCATATCCCTAATTGAAGATTGAATAGCATCCCCAACGTCACAGCCACTTATCTTGCTTCTAACGGCTTGATATACAGCATCATAATTATCACTCACAATCTCTCTCCTTATTAGGTGGTTAAATTACCATGAAAAATTACTAGAATCTAAGTACACTTGGCTATGCCTCCTTAGTTCCTTTAAATTGATTGTTTAGCCGCAGCCAATGGTTCTCTGTAATATAGTTTTTTCATTGTTTACCTATAAATTAAATTATCTTATACATACCTTATATAATAAAATATCTTACACCGCAAGCAAAATGATTATAATTTTATATCTTACACCGCAAGCAAAATGATTATAATTTTATATTTTTATTTATAGACGGGCAATTCTCTGAAAAATCACACCATTTGCATTTATACCAGGATGGATTGGTAGATACGCCCCCCGGCGCAGATGGATACTTTGCAATGCGCGCGGCCTTTTCACGTAGTAGCATGGCAAATTTGGGATTCTCATTTGTACGCAATGATTGAAACGCGCGGCTACCAGCCTTTGCAACCGTCATGTAATGGCGGGTTGTACCACTATAATGCATGTAAGTTATCGCCTGGCAGTAATAATTATAATCCCACTGTTCTAATACTTCTTTTTCGTCAAATTTATCTTTTAATTTTAAAAGCGCATCATAAAATTTCTCGTTTTTTACTTTATGCTCCCATATATGCATAGCCTTTGGGGCTTGTGATACGCCAGTTATCAACCCATCCCAATGACCCTTGTAATTGCCCTCTAAATCAGAAAATCCTAACTGCCGACCGTTCTCATCATGGGTAATTAATTCAACACCCGGAACTTGCCGAATATATCCAGCCATTAAATCCTCACCGCGATAGCCATCGTTTGCAGCAAGAATTAATGGAGCCTTGCGAGGCTTTGCAAGCTTGGCATGTCTGTATTGCATCCATAGTTTTAGTTCGCATTCGTCACCTATGGAGGAAGCTCCTATATAATTACGTGGAGTCTCTTTTGCCGACTCTTCTTCTATATGTTGGTATATCGCATCAAGAATCAAATCAGGCTGTTGCGGGGCTTTAATTATCACTTGTCACCCTCTAAAAATACATCAGTTAAATCGCGAATAATAGAAAAATCACGATGCATATCGTTGTTATTTGCAATAGATTTAATGCGCTCAAATATCACAGATGCATCATCAATCCGTTTTAATAACGTATCAAGATGCACCTTGTTCAATTCAGCACCACCATTTTCAACCATAATTCTAATCTCTTTGACATTCATTTTATTAACTCCCTGTTAAAAAAGGAGGGCTTTTACACCCCCCAATATACTATTAACCCTTGTTATGCCAGCTAGGCGCGCCAGATTGCGGCTGTCCGGCCGGATGGCCGCCCCGTTGTGGCTGCACGTTATTATTATATTGAGGTTGGCCAGCAGGTTGCGCGCCTTGCTGCGGCTGGCCTGTAATTGGCTTCAACCCCCTTAATACTCCATTTCTATAAGGATTGCCGTTTTTATCAGTGGTGGATTGATTAGTAACATCAAGAGTTCCGATAAATGGCTTATAATGCATTTTTTCGTCAAAATTAACTCGCCCCAAATCCTTACTTCCAGTAATCGCATAAACAACACGAAGCACATCTTGCACCGCCCACTTCGCGGTATCTGGGTTGCCGTGCCCAGTGTTATAAGTTAGCTTGAATTGAGTGCCTGTAATTTCTCCGTTCATTATTTGATACGTAATATCAAACTTAGCATAATTAGTTGATGTAGCTCCCTGCTCGCTTCCAACGACTTGAAGTTGAATCTCCGGATAAACGCCAACTGGAGGAAGCGCAAGACCTCCCGATTTTGACGGATCAAATCCTTGTAAATCTGGTGTATTTGTATCTATAAACATAGTAACATTCCTTATATAAATTAAAAAAAGTAAAAAAAATAATAAAAACTAATTAGTCGGCGGGCATGTTCCTATAGCCTTTACAAAATCACCCCATCCATTGCTATATGACACCTCGACAATTTCAGGTAAATCAAGGCTATTTTTAGCATTGATACCCTTCGCGCGGCGCGTGATTAAATACCTCTCCTCCGTTGGTATAACCTTACCCTTCTGATCGATATGCTCACGCTTTTGCAAGTAAATCTTAGCCTCCACCAGGTCAGATACCTTTTGAGCTAGCTTATCCTGAACGCGTAAGTCTTGCATGATATAATCCTCTTTGTCAGCTTCTTTTTGCTTCGCTGGTAAGCATTGAGCGCCAATAATAATAGGTATGTTGTGCTTGATACGTATTGCGTCCAGCGCGGCGTATATATCACTAAAGAATATATTAGCCACCAAATCATAACCCTTATTAAAATTCAATGATTTAGAGTGGTCATCATTAACAATTTTTACATTATAATCAGCACATATTTTATTGTGTATAGCCTTTTCTATCCAATCTATGGAATCAAGGCATATAGCACCATATTTTAACTTTTCCTGACTATATAGCCAATCCAAGCACCCTGCTATTTCATTAAATGTTGAAGCCTCGTATATAGCGGCTGGATTTTTTGAGCTGAATTTCTTCTCAGTGTCAATAACAAATGGATTTTTTACACTAGCAATAAAACTTGATTTACCGTGGCCATTTGGCGAAAACACTAAAACAAGCGGCGCTTTTATGGGTGCAGTAGTCTTTATATCTTTTTCGTTAAATGCATTATTCATATTAAATTACCTCCTTATATTTAACGCCATCAACAACAACAGTTTTTAATTTAACTTTTTCCTCTTCAACGAATTTTAGAATCCCATAGCCAACAACTCCACCACCATTTACTTCTGAGCACGTTATGGTTTTTTCATCATCATCTACTTCGCGCCAAGTGCATAACCCTGCAAATATTTGTAATCCAAATGATATAGATTTTTTGCATGTGATTTGCAATCCTGATTGGATTCCATATTCTTTGCCAGCCTCGATAGACCCGCCAGCCTCGATA